ATCCTGTGGATACAGGGCAGTCTGGCACCGAAGATCCGCAAAGGTTAAACAACCAAAACTGGGGAGGCTGTTGGATACGCTGACAGCCTCCCCTTTAACCGAAAAACAATTTTATGGCCGTCCAAGCAGACATTTCGACTGAGTATTCAATGGGCCGCGAGGGCTTTGCGCTGGTCACTAGCACCGCCGCTCAGACCGGCAACTGGTCTGGCTTGATTCCAACCGAGCCGACGGTGTTCACTTCCATTACGGGATTTGGAATATCCGGCACTTGGACCTCCAAGACCATTCCTGCTGGCTTCCCGCTGGTGGGCAACATCACTGGCTTTCAAATCTCATCCGGTAGCGTTGTGGCTTTCCTCGCTCGCAGCTAATGATCTCAATCGGCATAGCACTGAATCGGTTGTTTTCCGGTCAAGCCGGTGGCACTGATGCGCCGGTGCTGCGTCGAGATGTTCTGCGGGAAGACGAGGGCTTCCTGTGGCAGGAAGACGGAACCTCAAAGCTGGTTATTACACTTGGCACTTTCGATTCTCTGTTGCGAGAAGACGCTGGTTTTCTGCAACAGGAAGACCTCTTTAAACTCGCAATCCAATCCAACTGACCTATGGCAGATTCTAAAATTACAGCACTAACGGCACTGACTGCTGCCGATCCAGTCAACGATATGTTTCCGGTGGTCGATGTATCCGATACGTCGATGGCCGCATCTGGTACGACCAAGCGTATCAGCGCAAACAACATCCTCTCATCCTCGCCGACTGCGAGTGGAGCATTAACTGTCACCGGACTCGTTACCGCTGGCTCCGCTAATGTCACCGGCGATCTGACGGTGGACACCTCGACGCTGAAGGTTGATTCGACGAACAATCGGGTGGGTATCCTGACCGCTACTCCCGGTGCGCCGCTGGACATTTTTACAAACAATCTGGCTGACGCGATTTTGATTCGCGGAAACGACAATGCGAACGTAAGAATTCGTATGGTCAACAGCGGTGCCGGTGGTGAGGAGTTTGCGTTGTCTGCTGGAATTCCGAGTGCTTCAAACAGTTCATTTGTTATTCGGTCAGTGACTGCGGCAAGCAACCGATACGTCATTAATCAGACTGGCGAACACGCATGGGCCACCAACGCTGGCACCGCCATGACCCTCAACTCTACGGGGTTGGGGATTGGTGGTAGCGTAACCAACAAGCTGACAGTCAACAATACGGCAGCAACCGGAGCCGTTTCGTTTCTGTCAACTGGGACAACCACTGCATACAATCTTGGACAGTTTTCAAACACTGGTGGCAGTCTATACTTTGGCGTAGACAACAGTGCAGGATCAGCAATTTCAGGTGCCACTGCCTACGGCTCTATTGTTGGTTCTTCAAACAGCACCAATCTGCACCTCATAACCAACAACACGGTTAGAGCTACTGTCGATACGAGTGGGAATTTGCACGTTGGCACGACAGCACATTTAAATACTGGCAGTAATATTGTTAACAGCTTAAACGGTTTTAACATTGTTCCTGATAACACTGCAAATGCTGCCAACAGAAATTGGAATATTGCTGCAAATGGAGGTGCTGCTGGAAATCTTGATTTTGTCATTAGTTCCGCCAACAACACCTTTCCGAATTCTGCGTATCGGATGCAGCTTACGTCCGCTGGTGCGCTCAACAATACCACTGGAACTTACGGCACCATCTCCGATCTGCGATTGAAGGAGAACATCTCCGATGCTCGCAACTATTTAGCCGACTTGCTCAAGTTGCGCGTGGTGAAGTATTCGCTCAAAGAAGAGTCTTCCGCTGTTGCAACCAAACTCGGTTTCATCGCTCAGGAAGTCGAATTAGTGTTCCCGAATCTAGTCGATCAATCTGATAAGGAATACGACGGAGCCGAAGGTATTCGTAGCGTGAAGACCAGCATCCTGATTCCGATGCTCTTGAAGGCCATCCAAGAACTCACCGCCCGCGTTCAAACCCTCGAAGCCCGCTAATTTATGACCATCCTCTGGATCATCGAACGCCTTCTCGTTAAGCCCATCGAAGGCTCACTCACCGATGTCGTAATCACCGCCGACTGGCGTTGCAACGGCACTCAGGATCAATACAGCGGCACCTGCTACGGCTCCTGCTCGTTCCAGCCGCCGAGTGGTGAGTTCACGCCATATCCTGACCTGACGCAGGAACAGGTGCTTGGTTGGTGCTACGCCAATGGCGTCGATCAAGCGGCCATCGAAGCAAACGTGACGCAGCAGATCAACGATCAGATCAATCCGCCCGTCGTGACGCTGCCGTTGCCGTGGAATCCAGTTGCGGAGATCGTTGCTGTGGCTGAAGTTCCCGTCGCCTAATATGGAGATCACCGTCAAATTTACCCAAGAACAAGCCAACGGTTTGCTGCAACTCATCGATATTGCAGTCAAAGCTGGAGGCATTCAAAACGCCAAAGTTGCTTTGCCGCTTGTTGATCTAATCGTCAACGCTGCTCAACCTAAATCCGAGTAATGCAAACCGACACTAACAACAGCAGCGGAGTTGGGATCTCTCTAGCGACCGCTGCCGCTGCTGGTGCGGTCTCATTCCTTCCTCAGCTAACTCAGTGGTTCCAGCTTGGAGCCGCTGTTTTAGCCTTCGTGGCAGCATCAATCGGTCTCTATAAAACCTTCAAAAAATGAACTGGAAAACTACTCTTGCCGGTGTTGGCGCAATCCTCGTCGCTGTTGGTGGTGCGCTCAAAGCATTGTTTGACGGTGACCCTGCGACCAACATTGATCTTGCTGCGACCATTGCTGCTGTGACCATTGGCTTTGGTTTGATCGCTGCCAAAGACGCTGACAAAAAGCCCGAGTGAATTTTATCGAACAGATCGTCACTGCTTTGCTCAAGTGGCTGACTGGTTTTGTTCAAACACCGCCCACCGTTGAAGATGCAAAACGAGATCCAGACCTCAAAAAGAAGTTGCTGGATCGTATTGCTGAGTCTGATCGCTAGTTGCGGTTGTGGTTCTCGCGTGGTTATGGTGCCTCACGGCGAGCCGGTAAGGCTTGCTGAGAGCGTTAAAGCTAAGGTATGGGTCAAAGGAGCGGACGGCGTTTCCGTTCGCTCTAGCAACCGGATAACGCTTCCAGAAGGTTGGTACGCATTGCCGAAAGACTGATATGTCACAACAAGTTATCAATGTCGGATCAACCGCAAACGACAACAACGGTGATACGTTGCGCGGAAGTTGGATCAAAGCGAACGACAACTTTACGGAGTTGTATAGTGCGCTCCCGTTGGTTTCTCCAACAGCGTGGACTCCCGCTCTTACAGATTCCGGTGGTGGTCGCACGTTTGCGTTTACTACTAACACGGCTCGCCATACTTCTATTGGTTTTGTCAGCACGTTTACTGTTGATCTGACGATCAATTCCGTTACTGGTAGTGCTACCGGCAACCTTCGATTGACTCTTCCTGATCCGGTTTTGTACGAAGCAGCGTTTTCTGTCTGGCTTGATAACGGGACCAATCAAGCCAAGACTTCAATAATAGCTAGAGCAATAACCGGAACCAGTTATTGCGAGCTTTCGCATTTTGAGACTGGAGACGCATTTACTCTTGCTGATCACCTACAAGCAACCTCCCGACTCATTGTCAGTGGTACTTACTTCACTTCGTGAATCTAATCGCAACCAGTCTCCAGTTGGGGATGTCTGTGCTACAGAGCGCGATGGGAAACCCGTCGTTTCTTTGGCAGGGAGTGCTGGTGCGCTGTCTTCCTGCTGCGATCACTGACGCTAACTCGGTTATCTCCGGTGGGTTTCAAGACAACGTCCAAGCGCGAGTGCTGGTTAAGTTTTCCGACTGGCGACTAGCTGACTCAACCCTCGTAACCGTTGACGCTGCGGTCTGGTCTTGTGACGTTGGTTCCACCGCTGACCGGCTTTTGCAAGAGAGTGGAAGCTTGCTCCTCCAAGAGAATACAGACCGCTTGCTGCTGACTTTTGGGAAGATGATTCCGGTGGTTGGAAGGCTCCTCACTTACGACGGTCGCCAGATGCGGATTATGTCTGCCAAGCGAGACGGATCTGGAGCTTACTATGCTCTTGAACTTGGCTCTAAAACCAAATGACTCCAACCGTCACAGTTGATATGTCGAGGTTTGATGCGGCTTGGAAGGAGTACCTCCCCAAGACTAAGCGGTCACTTGCTGATGCCGTTAACGCTCGCACGTTCTATTTGATGCTGCGGCTCTATTGCTTGCTGCCTCCTAAGTCTCCCCAAGCGGCTCGTAACAAGATTCTGGACTACTTTAACAAACCTGTTGGAGCGGATCGCTTTGATAAGAAGACCGGCAAGCGAGTTAGTAAATCTCGACAGCTACGAGTGGTTCACTTGATCGCTCAAGCCAAGAACGCTAAAGAGGGAAAACCCGGTCTCTACGGTCAAGATATGCGTAACGCTGCGGGAAAGCTCCGCAGACGCGCTGCTGGTTCTGTTGGATACCTCAAGTCATGCGTGACTAAAGCGATCAAAAAGCTTTCACCATCCTTCCAACAGTTTGGCGGAACTCGACGCGCAAAGAAGGGATCTGCTGGTGTTAAGTCAGTGGCTGGAAACCAAGCGTTGATCAATCTCGCGAATCAATACGGTTTGCCGCAAGAGAATGTAGCGATGCATCGAGGATCTTCCGCCTACGCATTCAACGCCAAAGCCGGATTCAATCCATCCAGCCATGTCCGCATGAACATTGGACTGGCCGACAATCAGGTTGGAACCGTCGAAGGAATCTACAGCAAAGCAATGCAACAAGCCTACAACGATGAAGCCCGTGAGCTTGAAAACCACATTGCCGCAGCTCTTCAAGCCGCTTTTGATGGGTCTGAATCCAAAGGAATTACCGTCACATGAACGCTGTAGCCCTACGCACTGAACGCGCTCTTGTTGACTGGCTGGCCGCTGAAGACTGGTCAGAGTCTCCTATTGGCACTCCGACTTGTCTCACAAGCTACGGTCACGGTGCGTTTGCGGACCAAGATCTAGAGGACCAGATGCCGAGCTTTCCGCGCATTGTTGTCCGCTCATCGACTGCGGTTCCGGTCCATCCATTAGACCGGACTTGTGAGGTAGACATAACCGCTACGCTTCAGTTATCCGCAGACGATACCTCGGAGGCTCAAGCTCTAGCGATTGTTCAAATCTTTGAGAATCTCCTGCAATACCTCTACGTTGACGGGAACATTGCGGAGTTAGACGCGCTCGACACCGATCCATCGGGAGGTTTTAACGCGCAATTTGCGGTTCCAGTTGACTTTGGCATCAACGACATCAGCGAAAGAGCTAGAACTTTTTCGCGATCCATGACAATTTTCGCAGCAGCAAACGAACAATAAAACCCAAACATGGCAACATCAAAAGGTCTAGGTCTAGTCTACGGGACTAAAGCTACCATCAAAGTCTACGATTCCGCAAATCTTCTCCCTTTGGTCGCTGGAATTGCGACTCTTGAGAGCATGGACATTACGCATGAATGCGACACCGAACAGGTAAAAAATTCATCTGGCGAAGTGGTTGCCAATGTAAGTGCGGGGGATCGCTTGTCTGCTACTTTTAACATTATTCCAAGTGGAGTTGATGCCACTGCTGCTAAACTTGCTGCAATAATTCCCAATGGCAACGGACGGGTAAACGTCACGTTGGCAGATTCAATATCTATCGGAGCAGCATTCACTGCGGGAACTCCCCCTACAGGAAGCGACTCTATTAATGGTGATTGGATCTACATTGGAGGTGGAAGCCTTAAGTTTACGCAGTCTGGAAAGGCTATGCTCAGTCTCCCTTGCGTGAAATACGCCGGTATCAACGGATCTACCGCAGCGATCACTCTGTAATCGTGTCAGAACTTGCAAGAATACTCGCAGAGAGCGGACCTCCAGCACCAGTGGTGCTTGGGGTTCG